ATTTTTATCTTTTAAAAAACAGAAAATTAATTAAAGATAAAAAGGTATATATACAGTATATGGCTGATCATGATAATTCTAATGCCCAAAACAAAAATAGTAATGGATTAAGTAGCTCCGAGATTGACAGGCAAGTTGATTATTGTCAAACTAATCTTAAGATTCTCTCGCAAATTAAAGTAGGTGATAAATTATGTTTTGATGCCGAAACTAATAAATTCTGTATAGATGAGTGGTCATACACACAACCTATAACTAGATGGTGGAGTAGTGAAGGAAGAAAACCTACTATTAAAGCAATTGAAGATTTCATATCTCAAGTCTTTAAGACAATTGATAGTGTATATTCAAGTGAAGTCACTGATAGCTATTCAGATGTAAAAAATACATACTACACAAATATTGCTAATAATAACGCTGTCTTCCATGAAGAAAATTCAACTATTCTTCTTGATTTTATAAATGAAATCAGAAACGCTATAGGAGGTCTTAATAATTTAAAGCAAACCTATGCTAAAGATGTAGCTACTATTTCATCTCTTGATATTTCAATTGAAAAACTCAATGTTAGAGTAAAAAAAATACAAGGCATTTTACAAATCACTAAAACTGAGTAAATATGTATAATATTACTATACTTATTTACATTAATGTTATTAATACTGTCATTAGTATAACCATTATATATCCTCTGTTACTAAGATATGGTTTTATTTGTTTTACACCAGGCTTTGTTTTATTTTTATCTAACACTCTTAGAAACATTTCTGATACAATTATGCTTACTGTTAAAATAATAATAGCTTTTACTAATCCCATATAAATTATATAAAGATAAAAAGGTAAAAATTTATAACTATGAAAAAAATAGGTATAGCCTGCATAAATCAAATCAATGCGTTAGGATATAAAAATAAACTATTGTATTCTATACCCAGCGAGCTTAATATTTTTAAACAAATCACGTGTCATACTATTTCAGCTAACAGACCTAATCTTGTAGTGATGGGAAACAATACATTTAGATCAATGAATTCTAAACCTCTTAAAGATAGATTCAATTGTGTTTTAAGTAAGAATGCCAAATACCTAAACGATCATAATGATCATCTTAATTTAAAGTATTTTATGTCAATAAATGAACTTCTTGAATTTGGAGAAAAAAATGACAAAGATTTTAATGATATGTTTATTTGTGGAGGCACATCATTATACGAATATTTTATTACAAACAACCTCCTCGATTATTTAGTAATTTCCCAGATAAACAATCACGAATATCGAAAAGCTGATACTTTTTTTCCTAAATACAAAGATTTTTTTGAAAAAACCTATAGTCATAAACATTTTAATCAGCCTGCTAGATTATTTGAAACAAAAGAAAAACTTAATTTAGACTATACATATACTATTTACAAAAATCCCACCAGTGATGTTTTGTCTGAAAACTATTTAGATTCTTTGAAAAATATGATAGGATTTAATAATTCACTTACAGCAGATACTAATTTTCAAGATAAACCTAAAGTAATAGACAATGAATGGTCTTATCTTAATGCTTTATCAGATGTTCTTAATACAGGTTCTATAAGATCAACAAGAAATTCAAAGACAATATCTAAATTTGGTGTAAATATGAGTTTTGATATATCTACTAGTTTCCCTTTATTGACTACCAAAAGAGTTTATTGGAGTGGTGTTATTAAAGAATTATTATGGTTTTTGAATGCTAATACTAATGCTAATGATCTTCACAATGATAAAGTAAAAATTTGGGATGGTAATTCTTCAAGAGAATTTTTAGATTCACGGAATTTAACTCATTATGAAGAGGGAGATTGTGGTCCTATTTATGGATTTCAATGGCGAAACTTTAATGCTACCTATAAAGGAATGGATGTTTCTCACAAAGGTGAAGGCGTAGATCAACTTAAAGATATTATTGATCAAATTAATAATGATCCTACTTCTCGACGTATGATTATGAGTGCTTGGAATCCATGTCAACTAGATGAAATGTGTCTACCTCCTTGCCACGTATTATATCAATTTTACGTAAGAATAGATAATGAAGGTAATAAGCATTTATCGTGTCAAATGTATCAACGTTCTGGAGATATGTTTCTTGGTATTCCGTTTAATATAGCCTCAACATCTGCTCTAACTTATATTATTAGTCATATGACTAACTGTCAACCTGACCGAGTTATTATTAACATAGGAGATGCTCATGTTTATAGCGAGCATATAAATGCCGTAAAAAAACAACTTGATAGAGTTCCATTCGAATTTCCAAAATTAAGAATTCTTGGAAGTCCAAAAGAAAAAATCGAAGACTATAAAATAGACGATTTTGTCATTGAAAACTATAAAAATCAAGGAACTATTTCCGCACCTATGATAGCTTAAAAGATATATACATAAAAATAAATTGTTTTATATATATATATGCCAAGAGGATACAAGCCAAGAAACAGACGTACATACAACACGGCATCTAAAAGAGTGCCACCACCCCCTGCTCAAGCTCCTAAAACTCAATCACAGCCTACAATGGGACAATCATTTTTAGGTAACATGTTTCAGGGATTTTCATTCGGAGCGGGGAGTCAACTTGCCAGGGAAATGTTTGGAGTATTTAACAATAGTCAACCTACTCCAGCACTTGAACCTATACCATTATATACTGAATCTAACGAATGTCAAATTTTGAAAAAACAACTTGCTGAATGTAACGAACAATATGTTCATGATTGCGAGTATTTATCTAAATATGTGCAGTCTAAATGTACTTAAAAAAATTCTAAGATACAATTCATAGGTCTTATTGGTAGTGCTTTTGAAAATTTATCTTTTAAAAGTTTTTTATATTTCTTTTTAGATACTCGTTTTCTGTAAGATCGCCATGAATTCACGCTGTTATAGTAAATACGATACCTGATATGCTTTAAGATAGAATCTTTATTAGGATTATAATAAGAATAAATTAAATGATTACTTAGGTTAAACTGGTTTAAAAAGTTGGATGTTATTTCAATTTTAGGATATTTTTCATTAGTGGGTATTAGTTGATCTACTTTTTCATTAATCTGTAGATATTGATCTAATAAATATTGTCTTCGGTCATATGAAGCATAGCACAATGAATCTAAATTTCGACAAAATTTACAATACCTGGCTTTTTTTTCATTTTCGTAATCAGCTTCTGATATATTATTTTCAGTATTGCAGATTAAACATAACCAAATCATATATCTATTTAAATAATAAGATTTAAATAATTATATGTATAATAATTTGATACCTATATTTTATCTTTATGTTATTTATCAATGTGTTATTATGAGTCTTATAGTTTTAGATCATCTTGTTTTTAATTATATTTTACTCCTTGACATGTTAATAAAAAAAATATTAGTTTATCCTACTATAATATTTATCAGTTTTACTTTTGGAATAGCATTGATTTTTACCTATAAAGTAGTGAAATTAATCTTACAAGATAGCAATATCAGGGCTATTTCTTCCGGTTAAATCTCTTGGCATTCGTGTTTTATTATGTATATCAATCTCAATATTCTCATCGCTCCTATTAATAGTTTTTTTCACTTTTTTGTTAAATCTGCACATATCTGAACTAAGGCACCATTTTATAAATACACAAACAATGAACAAAATAATCACGATAAGAATAGCATAATTATCCGCTTTCCAAACAAATTCTTTGCTACATTTAATAGCTCTTTCTGTAATAAAAATTCCATCCTTGTTAAGTTTTTCAAAGTCAAAACTATAGGTATTATTATTCTGATCGTAAATAGAAATGTTTCTTGTTTCAATATTATTTTTACACTCAGACCATTCACCTACTTTAACTATGAGATTAATTATTTTTTCTGAGTTATTTTGATTGATAGTGTAATTCATTTTTTGTAAATATTGTAAACTTATACAAATTATCAAATTTTAAAGGTATCATATTATAAATGTCTATTATTTAAAATTTATGGTGATTTTTACAATTTAAAATTATATGTTTGTTTGGAGTAAAGGTAAGAAAATGATTTAAAATTTGAAAAATATTTACACTTAATTATTTAAGTATAAATGTCTGAAAATAGCAACACAAACTCTAACGATAATATGACAGTAATTGAAAATAACACTGATATTGAATCTTTTTCAGTAGATAAAAAAGACTATATGCCTAATTTGTATTATAAATATCATAATGATTTGTGGAGAAACGGAAATCAACAATCTACTTGGGAACTTCTTACTTTTGTAAGAAGAGAGTTAACTAAAAATAATTCGTCATATTCAAGAGAAGAAGACGATCACTGGATTCAACATCTTTACAATATAATTAGATCTCATCCCAAAAAATATGGAGATCTTGCGCTAAATGATAACTGGTGTCATCACTTTACTGATGAACAACTTCAAAATTTTTATAATCTAGTTGAAAACACAGATTAAGTTTTAAATAATAGTTGGCATTCTCCATTTTCAATTTTTAAAATATTATAGGCTGTCGTATACAACTTAATGTCATACTTAATATTTTTTTTATCTAGACTTTCATTTTCAAATGGTGATTTTAATCTAAAAAGTAATTCAATTGATTCAAAATTTGAAAAATTACAAGCACCTGATGGCTGAAAATCTTCAGGATTAATAGAAAAACTATATAATAATACACCTCTTGGAAGAGAACCTGTATGATGATTATAAGGCTGTATCTTGTTGTAATAATTATACTCCCTTGCTCCTAATCTTACGTCTCCATTAAGTTTAATCTCCAAAGATTTTACAATATTTTCATCAAAATACTTATAATTATCATTATTAATAGCAGGAATATCTTTGATATCTCGAAATTGCCAATTATTTATAAGCTTTACAATATCATCATTATTAGGAGCCTCATTTGCTTTTATTTTATTAATATTAATATTTCCTAATAGTTCGATATCTTGATGTGTTTGATTGGTTATAATATACTCTTCAAGAGTTTTGTTAATAACAGGATATCTAATATTTGTTCCCTTAATCTTAAATGTAAATATATTATCATTTGTTGATATTACAGGATCAATTGTCTTAGCATTATTAGTTCTAAATAAACCATAAAAATATAGAGGTGAAATATTTTGTGGTAAAGGTTCTATATTGTAGTAATTTTTAGTCTGTCCATTCAGATTATCAATAAGAGGAAGCGTGCTATTTAACATTTCACCATACAATCTTGATAATTCACGATGCTTTTGTATGATCTTATTGTAATAATCAAAGCATAATTTGTATAAATAATTTTGATATCCTAAAAAATCTACATCATCAAGACAATCAAAATTAGTATAATTAGAATGCTGATTAATATTAATTAAATCATCTCTTCTGGGCACTATATACATTTCTTTGGTAGGATTAAATAATTCTACTGATAGCGTAGATTCATTTATATTACCCAAAAACTCTGATTTTGATACTCTTTCAATAAGATATCTGTGTTCGAAATTTTTTAATAATTTAGATTCCTCATCACTTAAATATATGTAATTTACAGCAAGAGCAGGTTTAAGAAGCCAAGAATCAATCTTATGACTAATAGTCTGCGGTTTAATAAATTTTGTTCGAGTTACAATATTGCCGTTTACTTGGGAATTAATATTATTTCCATTTTGATCTTTCGAATCTAAAATTGTTACAGTATCATTTACTCCTATATGATAAAGTTGTTTTATAGGTTTTAATTCTATTTCTAATTTAACTGGTATCTTACTAAGAGAAACAAGAGGGACTTCTTGACCATTATATTTACTAAACCAAAAAGGTATTGGAACAATGATACGTTCATTATCCGTGTTAGGAATATTATCTTCTTGTGTATATTGAGCATATCTACCTTCTACATTACGATATCCTCTATATAAACTGTCAGTGTTGCCTATTAATTTATCATATACCTTTAGTTCTTCTTTCGTAGAAATTGTATTGTTATAAATTTCAATATATTCACCTTCAATTGTCTCAATAAGTTGTGTTCCTATAAATATTTTAACAGTATTTATAATACTTGAACCTAAATTTTTTACCCACCTAAAAGGATAATCTTTTGTGATATTAGGTATATCAAACTCTAAATTAATCCCTTCCAGTAAATGACCATAAGATGGTATTTTTGCAAAAAGTGTTGTCGGTAAATCATAATTTAGTGATTTTGCTCCTTCAAATTCAATCTTTATATTCTGCATGGCAAAATTCGAATGACGCTTATAAACTACCTTAAAATAAGATTTTTCGGGATTTCCTGTAAAAAAGATATCTTGATTCCCCATAGCAGCGAGTTGTAATAAAGCACCCGTCATTTATAATATAACTATGTAATAATCTTTAGTATATGATTGTTATAATAAAAATTATTTATATTTTGAATAATAATTCTGCCATTCCTGATTTAATTTCAAGCACATTAAAGTATTTCATGTATAGTAAAACATCATATTTATATTTTTCGGTTATAGATAACTCTGTTTCTATATCTTTAAGTTTAATCTCAAATCTAATATTTTTAATTTCACCTAAGTTACTACTTCCACTTGGATCATATTTATCTGGATGAATAGCAAAACTATAAAGATTCACACCATCTAATATATTATTATGATGCATAAGTGATTGTATTTTAGTAAAATAACTAGTATCTTTTTTACTGACTCGATTTGTTTCATCAAAATCAAAACTTATATTTTCTATTATATTGTCACTGAAAAACTTGTAATTATTTTTATTTATACTAGGTATGTCTGCATAATTTCTATAATTCCAATTATCTAATAAATCTTGGATATCTTGATCTGATAATTTAAAACTATCATCAATTGTATATTCAATTTCATTGATAGTATGATTTATTGAGGAATCTGTAAATTTTACCAGGTAATCTATTGGTGTAGGAAAACTATTGTTATTATTGCTATTTTCTCTAGATAGTTGATAATAATATGTTTGTTGATGTTCTATTTCATTACTTTGATGTTCGTTGTCTTTATTAGTAAAATTTAACCAATTATTAGTATTAATGACATCGTTTCTTCTTGACGCTATTATTATTTCCTTACACGGATGATGCGGCATAGCATTAGTAGGATCATCACGAATATTTAACATCCCTGTTTTATCTTTTAATATTAATTTAGTAATAGGTTCTACAATGTATTGTAAAGTAGATTCCTGAAAATCTTTTTTAAGTTGATTGTCTAAAAAGATGTAATCTACATTTAAAACAGGATTGATATTCCACCGATTATTTTCAAAGAAAGATAAAACCTGTTCATGAGTAATAGTATTACCCGATTTATTAGGAATATTAACACCTTTTACATCTGTTCTATTAAAAGTCTTGGCAGGAGAATCAGTAGTAATTGTATATCTATCATGATAATTTAGTAATTCTTTTAAAGGTCGTAATTCAATTTCTATGATAGCATCATGATAAAGTAGACTTGAAATAGGTAAAGCAGATCCTATATTTCTATGAAACCAAAAAGGAATAGGTATATGAATATTTTGACTAGCCATACTTGGCTTAATATTATTTAAAGAATTAAGATAGCCAGTTTGCTCAACATGAGTAAATGCATTATAGTTTTTCTGATTATATGATAATTTATCTTTACAAATAAGTTTATTTAATTTTGATAGTTTATCAGTTGAACTAGATATGTTATTATAAATAAACATATATTCACTATCATACTCTTCAACAACTATACCACCTACAATTATTCTGGCGTTTTTTATAAGAATATCACCTATATTATTTGCCCAATGTAAATGAATTTTATTTGTATCTTTGTCAGAGAATATAGCAGGTAAATTAACTTCTAGGAAAAGGGTATTGATTAAATCTCCGTTTTTATCTAATTTTAGCTTAATTTTTGTAGTATTATCATAGGATAAATTACCTATAAAATCAAATTGAAGATCGATAGTTTGTATCGCAAAGTTAGAATATTTGTGATATACTTTTTTGAAAAAACTTATCTGGGGATTTTTTGTAAGATATGAGTTTTCTTTACCTTGTGAATAAAGTTGTAATTTAGCTCCAGTCATTTATAATATAAAAATAAATTTCCTTT